CAGACATTCAGTAAGGACAGGCTTGCGCCAATGGTTCGTGATACCCCTGCCCTGAAAGACAAGATCGCTGATCCGCGAAGCAGGGACAGTGGGAACACAACGCTGAAGAAGAACTTTATTGGCGGCCACATAACTATGTGCGGCGCAAACAGTCCGTCATCACTAGCCAGCCGACCGATCCGTGTTGTGCTATGTGATGAAGTTGATCGCTTTCCACCTAGTGCCGGTTCTGAGGGCGATCCGATTGATTTGGCGCGTCGTCGTGCCGCTACATTCTGGAATCGCAAGTTTGTGATGGTAAGCACACCGACCAATAAAGGAACTAGCCGTATCGAAGCGGCATTTGATAATTCTGACAAACGTGAATATTATGTCCCATGCGCTGACTGTGGCGAACAACAAGTGATGCGCTGGTTGAACGTGCAATGGGATAAAGACGCGCCTGAAACGGCTTGCTATGTCTGTGAACATTGTGGGTCGATTTGGGATGATGCAGATCGGTATAGAGCGATCCGCAGGGGAGAATGGAGAGCCACCGCTCCATTCGTCGGAACGGTGGGGTTTCGACTTTCAGGTTTGTATTCTCCGTGGACACCATTGGAGAGCGCAGTTCGTGATTTCTTGATTGCCAAGAAGTTGCCTGAGACGCTTCGTGTTTGGGTGAACACTTATTTGGGTGAACCGTGGGAAGATGAAGGTGAGCGTGTTGATGATTATGACATCGCATCTCACAGAGAAGATTATGGCGATAAACTACCCAAAGAGATTGTGTTCATAACCGCAGGTATCGACGTGCAAGATGATCGTTTAGAGATGGAGGTTTTGGGTTGGGGGCGCGATGAAGAAAGCTGGTCTATTGAATATCGAACCATTTATGGCGATCCATCATCTGCCCAGCCTTGGGCTGATTTGGATGGCTTTCTATCTATGACGTATGAAACAGAGGACGGTAGAGAGCTAAACATCAAATCAACTGCTATAGATAGTGGCGGTCATCACACTCAATCGGTATATAAGTTCTGCAAACCTAGAATTGGTAGACGCATATTTGCAATCAAAGGTGTTGGCGGTGAGGGTAAACCGATGGTCGGTAAACCAAGCACCAATAACAATATCACGTGGAAGTTATTTCCGCTTGACGTTGACACAATCAAAGAGGTTGTATATTCGCGATTAAAAATTAAGGATGAGGGAGCAGGATATTGTCACTTCCCTGATTCCTACCCAGATGACTATTTCCGTCAACTGACAGCCGAAAAAGTGGTTAAGAAATATCATAAGGGATTCCATCGCAGAGAGTGGATAAAAGTGCGACCGCGCAACGAAGCATTGGATTGCAGAGTTTATGCAATCGCGGCATTGTCAATAGTTAATGTGAATGTTAATATGATAGCGCAGAAATCCAAGCGTGCAAAGACGCAGATTGATGATGAAGATAAGAAGCCGCGCCAGCAACGTCCTATTAGAAGGCCAAGGCAAGGCGGTTTTGTAAATGGGTGGCGGTAATGGCGCGACAGATCAAGACTGTTGAGAGACGCGAAAAGATCAAAGTTAAGCGCAAAGGCCGTCATTCAAAGCGTGTGAAGGCACGCGATAAAAAACAAACGCTATTCACTAACGGAGTTTGTCGCCGTGGCTAATTTATTCGATGTTGCTAATGCACCAGAAGGTGAACCGGAAATCATTGTTGTCGGTGATTTCATTCAATGGAAAAGAACCGATTTCCTAACTGACTATCCGCCATCATTATATTCTGCCGAATATGTAGCGCGTATTACAGGTGGCGGTGCAAGCGAAATTAAATTAGCCGCAACAGAATATTCCGATAAATACCTGTTCACAATTAGTAGCGCGACATCTGCCACATTTACCGCCGGTGTTTATCATTGGCAACTAGAGATAGTGCAAACGGCCACAGGCAACCGCATTGTAATAGATCGCGGTAGCTTTGAAGCAATCATCGACCTTGACGACAACCAAGCTGACCCGCGTGGTCATGCTGAAATCATGCTTGCTAAGATTGAGACAATACTTGAAGGTAAAGCCGATGCGGATGTCTCCAGCTATTCAATTAATGGTCGCTCACTAAGTAAGTTATCTCCGCAGGAATTGATGGAGTGGCGCGATTACTACCGGAAAGAAGTGAACGCTCACAATCGCAGAGAAAGAATACGCCGTGGCAAGCCAACTAATAGCACAATCCTAATGAGGTTCTAAAATGGCGTTATTTGATTTTCTTAATCGCAACAATCAAGAGCCTAAAGCAAAGCGTCGCAGTTTACGCGGATTGATGCGTAACTACGCTGGCGCAAACCAAGGTAGATTGTTTGCCGATTTTATCGGTTCGTCTTTTTCGTCTGATAGTGAATTAAGAAACGCATTACCAGTATTGAGAAATCGGAGTCGCGACCTTGCGCGGAACAATGAGTATGCAAAGCGTTTTATCAATCTTATCAAAACTAATGTCGTCGGTGAGAATGGCTTTACTGTTCAGGTGCGTGCAAGGAATGATGATCGCACACTTGATGCAACAGGAAATCAGATTATTGAGGATGCGTTTAAGAGATGGGGAAAGCTGGGCAATCCGGAGGTTTCTGGTCGAATGTCTTGGCTTGATTGTCAGCGTTATGTCGCTGAGACGTTAGCGCGTGATGGCGAAGTATTTGTCAAGTTCGTAAACAACAAAGCGTTCAAGGACGGTTTTTCGATCCAGTTCATTGAGACAGATTTGGTCGATCAAGAGAAGAATGGTCGCAACGAAGCCAATGGTAATGAAATCCGTATGGGCGTTGAGTTGAATAAATACCATCGCCCTGTCGCTTATTGGGTTCTGGTCAATCATCCAAATGATACATTGAACTTTGCCAATCGGACTGAGCGTAAGCACACCCGTGTTCCTGCTGATGAGATGTTGCATATATTTATCCAAAGCAGAACACACCAAACACGCGGTGAACCATTTATGGCTCCGGCGATTGCTTCGCTAAAGATGTTGCATGGTTATCGTGAAGCTGAATTGATCGCCGCTAGAGCCGCCGCCGCTAAATTTGGTATTGTTACCACACCATCTGGCGATGAGTTTGTTGGCGATGATGAGACGGATGAGGGCGTGCCGATTATCGATATGGAGCCAGCAAGCGTTTATCAGTTACCAGCCGGACATGACTTTAAGATGATTGATGCAACGCATCCGACGACTGCGTTCGATGCGTTTGAGAAAGCCGTATTGCGCGGCATCGCATCTGGTTTGAATGTTAGTTATACCAGCCTGTCGAATGACCTAACTGGTGTTAGCTATTCTTCTATCCGTCAGGGCACGATTGAGGAGCGCGATCATTATAAGATGCTTCAATCGTTTATTATTGAGCATTTCTGTGAGCCGATATTTATGCGCTGGTTAAGCAGTGCATTGGACTTTGGTGATTTCAACATACCATCGTCTAAATATAATAAGTTTGCATCCAATGTTCATTTCCGTGGTCGTGGCTTTGCTTGGGTTGATCCGCTTAAAGAGATCAATGCGGCTGTTACTGCGATCAATAATGGATTGATTAGCATGAATGATGTCGCGGCTAATTATGGACGCGATGTCGAAGAATTGTTTGCTCAAATCCAGAGCGATAAAGAGATGGCAGAACGCTATGGCCTGAAAACGGCGTTTGAACCATTCGGTAATAAGTCCCCTGCAATGCCTTTAACGGATAGTGACGAAGATGAGCTATAAGCCAACAAAAGGCATGATAACTGCCGCCAAGCGTGGCCTTGAGTTGCGTAAGAAGCACGGTAAGGGCGGAACGGCTGTTGGTGTTGCGCGTGCAAGAGATATTGTTAATGGCAAAAACTTGTCAGAGGATACAGTAAAGCGAATGTATTCTTTCTTTAGTCGACATGAGGCGTATAAGGAATACCACGAAGAAGATAGCGCGTCTTATATAAGCTGGTTACTTTGGGGCGGCGACGCTGGCTATACTTGGTCGCGCAATATTGTTGAGAGCTTGAAGGATGAGGAACGCATGATTGATGAGATGCGTCCATACCCAAACGAACACGCCGCAAGAATAAATGATCCTGAGAATTACGACTATTTCCGTCGCAGACAGGATGCTGGTGGAGATGGCATTGATTTTATCTTTGGTATCAAGGATAATAAAAGCGAAATTCAAAGCATACGTTTTGATGCTGAGATGTTTTCGGAATCGGAAGCGAAGGAGTGGCTTGATGATAATAACTTCAAGCCTATTAAATTTGAGCCAGCCACAAGTGAGAGAGATATGAGCGAAGAAATTGAAGTTGAGTTGGATAACGAAGAAATCCAAATGGATGACAAGCGTCATATCGTAAACATCGAAGAAACCGAAGATGCTTACATTGTGACTTATGCTAAAACGCACGATGAAGATGAGATCGTCGAAGAAACCGCGACTTACGAAGAACGCTATAGCCGTTCCGACATGGAACGTCGTGGTTATATGTTTGATGGCGATAAGTTCATCGATCAAGACAACCGTTTGGTTCGTATTGGCGTATCATCCGAAGAACCTGTTGAGCGGTCTTTCGGTATGGAAGTTATCGACCATTCGTTAGAAAATATGAACCTAGAGTTCCTGAAATCTGGACGCGCCCCACTTTTGTTGGATCATGATATGACCAAGCAAATAGGCATCGTTGAGACAGTCGAACTGGATGAGACAGCGCGTCGTCTGCGTGCTGTAGTTCGCTTTGGAAAAGGTAAACTTGCCTCTGAAGTGTTCGACGATGTTTT